CTAAACATAGGTCTTTTGTATAAGTTATTCATTATTGTTGACCGCTTCCTCTTAGATAGTCACCGTAACCAGTCATCAGTCCACCAGCAACACCAGCTATTCCTAACGCATTCTGCAACGGCGTAGGGTTAGGTGTTACCATAGATTGATATTGTCCAGGCATTCCAGATGCAATACTTGCTACACCTTGTTGTTGATAACCTAATCTTTCGTATGGTTCGAACGCTGCTAATCTATTTTGCTCTCTTAAAGCATCTAGACCTGCTTGTGCTTGTGCTTGTTGATCTGCGCCCGCTGATCTTAAAGCACCTACGTCTGCTCCATATAATTGTGGAACTTGTTGAGCTAAAGCTTGTTGTTGACCAAAAGCTTGATTAGCTAATTGGTTAGCTTGAGTAAAACCTTGTTGTAATAATCCTGATTGTAATAATGCTCTGTTCATGTCAGATTTATTTTGATATTGTGATCTCATAACACCTTCACGTCCTCCACCTAAATTACCAGACATAGCTGCTTGTTGACCTATACCTGTCAAACCAGCTGCTGCTTGTTGATCGTATTCGGCTAGTGTTGCATCAATTACATCTTGTTGATATGGAGACATAAAAGGTTGATAACCAGTTGGTCCCGAGTATGCTCCTGCTTGTGTAATGTAAGGTTGGAATGCACCTATACCTTGGCCTTGAGTTGTAGCCATTGTGTATGCATCTTTTTGCGCTTGATCTTGTGCAGCAACTTGTGGTGCAAATTTTGATGTATCTAATGGTGCAGCAGTTAACGCCGTTAACTGTGTTCCTAAATCTTTTTGTAGATCTTCTACGTATTGTGGTGGGAGTGCTTGTGTTTGTTGTACAGCCATTATATTACCTCGCTTAATCGTTCTGATGTTTCAAACATCTGTTGTGCGCCTTGCATTCCTTGTGACTCTTCAGACACTTGTCCGCCGGCTTCTAAATTTTTCATCATGTTCTCCATAATTTCTGCGCCTTTATCTATATCTCCACCACCTGCGTTTCTAACAGCATCTGCAGTAAATACAAACTCATTTACACTTAATCTTGCAGGTACATCATCCGCTTTTTCTTCTCTACCTATTGGTACAAACCCACCTTCAGCTCTATAATCTTTTTCCATACCACCAAGGTCCATAATTCCACCTTCGGCTCTACCTATTCTACCACCCATAGCCATGTTAGCTATGTCTTTAGTATCTTGTCTCCCTAAAAAAGGATATTTAACTCTAAGTGCTGCTAACTTTTCACCACTTTTATCTTTAAATGCTTCTTGTACTTCAGCTCTAATCCCAGCTATATCTAAACCTTCACCACGGTCCATAATTTCATCTACAACTTGGTCAGGTTCACCTAATAATTTTTTACCAAGAGTAAATAAACCAAGTGCTCCTCCTGCTTTTTTAATATCAAAATTTTCTCCAAATGGATTTACATCACCTAAAGATGTTGGAACGTATTCCATGATTTTATTTGTAAATTTTTTTAATGGGGATATTTTATCTACAGAAATAGAACTTCCTGCTGTTATTGGAGATGAAGACGCTCCTGCTCCTGTTAATCCTTCAGCAAATAATCCTGTTGGGTCTTCTACTACACCAGATCTATATCTATCCCCTAATGCACTTCCTCTTCCTTTATCTATATTAACTCCACTTGATGCAGCTGCCATTGGAGAACTAAAATATTGTCCTAGTCCGGTTGCGTTTGGATTAATTTTAAGATTAAATCCTTGTTGCATTTGAGCTCCACCAATACCTCTAGCTAGTTGACCCATACCATAATTCATTAATCCTGATTTAATTGATGAACCTATTCTACCTGTTTTATCAAAGCCACCTATACCTGACATTAAACCTGCAGCTAGCGGGTTGAACGGTGCAACAAACGGTGCAGCTTTAACTGCAATCTCTGATATTTCATTTGGTATAACTTTTCTTACAAATTTTTTTAATGAACTACCTATTCCATATCTACGTCTACCATCACCACCCATCATACCACCATACGCTGCCATCTGTCTGTCAGGTAAAACTGGTCCCTGTGGTTTTGGTTGAAAAGGATTTACTGGATCTTCTGGACTTGGTAAAATTGGACCTTTACTCATTTGTCCTTCTGCAATAACCATTTGTCTAAATTCCTCTAGTGTCATTGGTGTAGCTTCAGGTCTAATTTCTAATAAATCAAATACGTATTTGTTGTATTCTTCTTCTAGCATAGCATCAACCATCATTTCCATTTCTTGTGGAGATTTAGGTCCTTCGTTTCCTCTATACTTAATAGATGGTGCGCCTGTTTCTAATTCTTCTGAAATTTGTATATCTGTTATTGCCATAATTGCCTTATTTTATAGAGTTTCTTATACTACTTGGTTTTTGCAAACAAATCAAGAGCCGGCATGATAACTGTTACGTCTCTCTGCACGTCCTCTTCAGGTATATTAGCAGCTTTTAAAGCTTTTTCAGTCTTATATACTTCACCTGTTTTTTTGTTTTTTATTGTCGTTATTATCTTTTCTGGTGTTAGCATTTTTATTTCATCCATTATGTTGTTACCTCTTTCTTAATATTTAGATAGCTAATTGCTACATCAAATGAATCAGAGCTACTTGATAGTACCGTAAAAGTTTTTCCACCTTCTACTATTAGCGGTTGGGTTAATAATTCTGTTGTAACATTTGCTGATAAAGCAGCTGATTTAATAGCGGTAATACTATTGTTTGTAATAGTCACTTTTGGTGTTCCAGCTGATGTAACTAATATAGATTTAATTAAATATGTTTCACTAACTAAAGGATTACCAGATCCAAACGGGGTTAACGCAGCACCACTAGTGCTATTATCTATGCCTACAAATTTATACTGATTTACTGTCGCCATTAATCTAAAAAGAAACTTCTAGCTTCTATTTCCTGTTTTAATTCTTCTTGAAATGTAGTGTTTAATTTTTCTAACACTGCATCTAAATCTCTAACCAAAGACTGTGCCACATCTTCTTCATACTCTGAACTTGCTCTAGTTAATGTTTGTACTATCTTTGCCATTATATTGTGTAATAATTTTGCATTCTTGATTCAATTGCTTCTCTAATATCAGTAGGTTGATTCTGTAAGTATCTTGAAGTAAATGGATCGCTTGCTACTTGTATATTTTCATCCACAACATTATTAACATCATCAAACATATTATTGTTATAAAGAGTTGCAATACCTCTATTGTCATCTCTACCACCAATAGGATTACCATAAGCATCTATATTTCCAGATCCTCTTTCTTTCATATAATTTTTGTAAGCTGATTCTAGTTCTTCATTAGTCATTTCAGAAACAGTTCCATAATTTAAACCTTTAATTTTACCCGCTCTTACTACTTCATTCATAAAATAAGGTCTATTTTTTGAAGCATTAAAATCAGAAAATTGTTGTAGTGGTGAATTTACACCTTTATTAAATAAATTTAAAAACATACCTGAAAGACCAAAATTAGGAATGTTTACTTTAGGTCTATTATATAGAAAAGAACTATATGTTCCAGGTTGATATGGACCTATTCCTGGTCCTGTAACTTGATCTTTAGCAAGACCACCTGCAACACCTACTTCAAAAGCTCTTCTTGCATCTTTAATATCTTGACCAGTCATACTTGAGTAATCATTACCCTGACCATCTGGTCCACTACCACCGCCACCTTGATTACCTCCGCCATAATCAGCACCGCTTGTATTTTTAGCACTAGTATTTGCAGCTCTACTGCTAGTTCCAACAGTTGCCATATCAGAACCACGATAACCTGGTCTTGAACCATCTAAAGTTTTAGCAACTCTTTGGCCTGTTGCGTACATCTGTCTAGCTTGTTGTAATCTTGTAATTGACATTATCTTCTTCCTCCAGTTTGTATATCTAACCTAAAAGTCCCTAATTTCCAACTAGTATCTACTGCAGTATTGGATATTGTAAGAGCGATAGCTCTTGCTCTTGCACGTGTGTCTATTTTTTCAGTTCCAGATGTTACAGTAAATGGACCTAATGATGAACTAGCTGCTGTATTATTAGGATAGTTTCTCAAATCTAATTGTATAATAGTGTTACCCGCTTGAGAAATAAAATCAGGTATAATTCTACTTACTCGCATAATATTTTCACCATCACCTCTTAAGTCTCCTAAATTAGTTGCAGCTCCTCTAATAACTTTTTGTGTAATATCATAATCTCCAGAAGTAATATTAGCTGGAATAGCTGTTGTTACTCCAAGTCTTACTTGATTAACTCCTGTTTCATGTTCATAGTAATATGAAATTCCTTCTGTGTTTCCTGTTACATCAAAAGATGTATCTGTTCCTGCATCGTATTGAGTAGCATGTGGTAATCCAAATACAGCAGAATCAATCCAAGTTGTTCTAATAAATAAAGAACTTGCATTAACAAACCATATAGGTCGTTTAGCAGTTGAGTCTAGATAACTATAAGTAACTGACTGTGTATTTACATTTGAGTTTGCTTCAGGATAAAACCATGTAACTTCTCCAAACAAATTATTAATACCTGCATAAACCATTTGATTAGATGTTGTATTTAAATTATCATAAACATAGTCTTCGACTAAACAGTCCATAGATTCTAACTTACCTGTGTATCTAAAGAAACCATTGTCAGACATCCAGTACGCAGCACCATCAACTTCAACAGCAGCGTTCTTACCTATTAATCCACAGTTAGTTCCGACTTGTTCAAAGGCAAAAGTAAAAGGAGTTCCTACAAAACGCATGGTAAATAAAGCCGTGTCTGTCCAAACGTAAAGTGCATTTCTACCAAGTTTAGCACCCATGATTCGTGATCCGGCGGCCAGTCTTTGTGTACCAGCACTATTAGTTGCTGTAGGTGTATAATCATTTATATTTTCTTGAGATGAGAATCTTATAAACATATCATCTTGTGTTGTTTTATCACCAATAGTTGTTTCTGTTCCAAAAAATACTAAGTGACGATCAGGAGTAGATACTAACATATCTCTAGACGCTGTAGGTGCACCAGATATAATAGTTGCTCTTGTTGTTACAGCATTAGTTAAATCTGAATTCCATTCAAAACACTCACCATTAAATATTAAAGCAATGGCTGTGCTACCTAAATTATCTATAGACCACATACCGGGTTCTTCAACTTTATCCGTGGTCGATGCTGCTTGACCCCAGGCTGAGTAAGCACTAAAGTTAGTAACTGTTGCACCATTACTGTGAGAAGCGTTTGTTGTGCCTCTAACATTTCTAGTAATTCCAGTAAAACTTGTAGCTGTAATTCCTGTGTAAGATATTTCTTCGTTATCTACTTGTATAAAATTTGTTCCTGAACTTGGAAAACCTGTGGTACTTGCTACATTAATCGTGGTCCCTGAACCACCAGTTCCAGCAGAGTCGGCATTTAATGCTCCATTCAATGTAGTAGTTTGTGGATTTGTAACAGTACCACCCCACTGAGATATACCATAACCAAAGACTCCAACCTGTTCAGCTGGTCCTACGTGATAATATTGAAAATAAGTTATGCCTCCAGAAGTAGTTGCTCCTGCTCCTCCTTCATTTCCAGGCATTGTAATAGTTAATGTAGTTCCTGTTGGTGTTGATGTTACCATAAATTTTTTATCACAAAAATCTGCAGCACCAAAGTTTGAACCTGTAATAGCACTAAAAGTAGTTGTGTCACCAAATAAAATTATATCACCTGGTTCAAAATTATGTGCTGATGGAAAAGTAAGAGTTACGGTAGGTGATCCATTACTTGTGCTAAAAGCATTTGTGAGAGCTGTGCCTGATGGATTAGTTAAAGGATGTATATCATAGTATACTCCTCCTGTGTAAACGTATAAAATTCTATTAGTTCCTATTAAAGAATATTTAATACCTGTTTTATTAACCATGTGATGCAAACCTCTAGCCGCACCAGTTAATTTACTATCACCTAATTGAGACCAACCACCTATTTTTTCAGGTGTACCATATCTAAAACGTACATTTTCACCTCCTGTCCATTGTGATTCAGCTCCGGTGGGTGTAACTTGTTTATTAAATCCTGGTAAAAAACCTAGTTTTTGTAGCATATAAAATCCTGTTTATTAGCTATTATATTAGATTATAGAGTAATTCAATCTATTTTTATTTTAAGAAATATACTCTAAATATTGGCCTGCAGCATAGTGTAAATTAAAGACTATAGCATGTTTTGGTTTGTCTTCAAGATTAGGTTTAGATTCATGTCTTAATAAACTGTCCCAAAATAAAATTCTACCTGGTTCAGGTTTAACATGAAGTTTAAGTTCAGGAAAAAATAATTTTTGATTGCTACTAGTTAAATAAAGTATACCTGAAACATTAGCCTGTCCATGCCTGTGATTTGCAGTCCAATCTCCGCGATCAAGTCTAATGCCGTAAGCGTCTGATAACGTATACTCTGGATTTAATAAACCTGTAAATGCAGACAAATAATCTTTACTGGCTGTCATAATAGCTTTAAAACTAGGATTTTCTAAAAAAATATTTTCTGTTCTTTTTCCTTTAACATTGCTCTTGTAATTCCATTCATTATTATTCTTTAACACATCATCTATTATTTCTATAAAATCTGTTCCGTCAAAATTATCAAAGTCAAAACCATAGAGGCAGGTTGATCTCTTTATTTCTTTTTCAATTCTTAATGCAAATTTCATACTTTATAATCTTCCTCAAGTGTATCAAAATCTAGGTTAAATGATATAATAATTTTTTCTATATCTTCAGTTATTTTAGGTGATCTGTGCACCACAAAACTAGGAAAAATAATTATGTCCCCTTCTTTAGCATCTATCTCTAATATTTTTTGTTTGTTGACTAACTGTGTTTTCGTAGCACCTTTTGGAAATTGTAAATAATATACTCCTGTATAATTGTTACTATGTATATGCCAGTTATGCACTCCGTTTTTTTTATATTTTTGAAACCATAGGTTTCTAATATGCACAGTGTTTAACTTTAAATTTTTAATGCATTTTAAAAAATGTTTTTCTAGTAAAGGTTTTATAAACCCCACCCATTCTCTATCCATATCTGTGCTTTTTTGCCAATCTAAATAATCAATTTTATCTTTAGGATGACAATCAAAATCATTTGCAGCTTTGTTTATAAAATTAATTAATTGATCTTGAATTAAATTATGGTGTTTAAACCTGTCTTGAAATCCATAGGACTCTAATATTATTTTTTTCATTAATAACACCAAGATACAAATGAGTATCTTGTTCCTTTTTTTATAGGTTTAATTAAATGCGGGTACATAAAAAGTGATGGAAATATAATTAAGTCCCCAGCTTTAAGTTTTATTTTATAGTCATTAAACATAATCAAATCTCCTCCTGTATAATCATCATTTAAAACTCCTATAATACTTAGTATGGGGATACCTCTAATTTCTCCTGTAAACAAACTATGTATATGGTCACAATGCTTAGACATTATTTGGTTTTTTTTATATCTATTAAATCTAATTTTACTAAAACCGTTCCAACCATTAAAAATTTCTCCCCCTATTTTATCAATAAGAATATATTTTTCTAAAGCTTTCCAAGTTAAATGATGTAAATTTTTAAGATGTGTTAAACTATTTCCATTACAAACATCTAATTCTTTATTACCATTTTTAGATTGTTTCTTAAATTCTTTTGAATAAGACCACTGATGTTGTTCCCAATTTTTTTCTTTTGTTAACTCTTTAATAGTAACATTTAAAATATTTTTAGGAATCCATTTATTTAAATGAAGT